TCCGTTCTGGCTCACGCGACCGGCCGGTGGTGCAGACGGCGCAGCGGCAGTTTGCCGTGGCTATCGACACCGGGTTGGCGGCGCCGCCGGCCGGCAACGAATTGCGGGTACGGCTTCTCGGAGGATTTGCGCCGTGAAAGTTGTTATCAGCAGCGGCCACGGCAAGCACATCCGCGGCGCCTCGGGCTATATCGATGAGGTGGACGAAGCCCGATTGGTGGTCGAGAGCGTGGCCGACGCTTTGCGCGAGAGCGGGGTGGAGGTGACAACCTACCATGACGATGTGAGTGATACACAGTCGGAGAACCTTGACCGGATTGTTGATTTTCATAATTCTAAGACCAGGGATTTAGATATTTCCGTCCACTTCAATGCGTACCAGACCACCCAAAAACCGATGGGCTGTGAGGTGCTTTACGTCTCGTCAACCGGGATGGAAATCGCCGACGAGGTGGTCGATCGGATTTGCGATGTCTCCGGGCTTATCAATAGAGGCCCGAAAAAAAGGACGGACTTGGCGTTTCTCAATGGCACCGAAGAACCGGCGATCCTGATCGAGACGTGCTTTGTGGACAGCCGCGCCGACTGTGACATCTACGCAGAGAATTATGATGTCATCTGCGGCGCCATAGCCGACGCGATTTCCGGTGAGGATCACGGCGAGCCAATCCCACCGGAGCCTCCCGAGCCGCCGAGCGATGTGCTGTTCGCCGCCGCTGGTGCGTGCAGCACCTTCGGGGGGCCCAACGACACCGGCGTGAGCCCGAGCGAGGGCTTGGCGTTCTTCTACGAATTCGAGGATGCGCGTTGGCTGTTCTTGGAAAAGCAGCCGCCGGCCACCACGGGCCTCGCTCGCCGCATGGATCCGAGCGTGTTCTATGTAGCCTGCCGGTGGGACTACGATCAGACGCCCAAGGAAATGCTCGGGCACAGCGGCCAGATGGCGCTGGTGACCAACAAGAAGACCGGCGTATGCCGGCTGGCGCATCCTGCCGATTGGGGGCCGCATGAGGCGGAAACCGGCCGCGCGGCTGATCTCTCCCCGGCGCTGGCCGAGAGCCTCGGCGTCACCACCGACGATGAGGTGACGGTGGTTTATCCGGCGTGATTAGCGGGCCATGCACGCGATCAGACTCATCCATGTTGACGTGCCGACGACGACCAGCACGAAGATGACCATCAACAACGTCCATTCGAGCTTGGTACACATCAGCGCAGCGGCACCGCGCAGCCGACCAGCAGGATGGCGAGGGTGGCGATCGCGAGCCACAGCGCAATGTTGATCATGAGGAATTCAAGCGGGGGGCTCATTCCTGATCCCGCCGCCCCGGCTTGCGGACGATCTCCCCGGCGAAATTCCGCCACGCCCGGATGGTGCGATCCCGCCGGATGCCGGCTGCGGTCGATCGGATCCGATTGCTCTTTGCAATCGCCGGGACATCCTTCAGGGCAGTTTTGGCACCATGGCATCCTAGGCAAAGACACTGGCAATTTTCGAGGCTGTTGTCGCCGCTGAATTCCGACGGGTTGCGGTGATCGTAGGCAAATTTTCCAAACGTCAGCAGCCCGCCGCAGCCCTCGCACCGGCCCATGGCGCGGCGGAAGGCGGCGAGCTTCACCCGCTTGGGGAATTCAGCCCGGCTCATGACTTGGGCTCCAGGGCGCGGCGGGCCTCCTGTAATTCGAGGCATTCCTCCAAGCCCTCGCGTTGGTCTGCTGCTTGATCGTGAAATACCAAACGTTTGAGGGCTGCCCGCAGCCGCTCGATCTCGGCCTCCGCCTCTTTATATTTCTCATGCCACCGCTGTGCGCTTTCCCAGCACTCGCTTTCTGCCTCGGTCATGGCTTGGGCTCCAGGGCTTTGTACGGGAAGTTTTGGCGAACCTGTTTCGGAACCAAGTCCTTCCAATACTCAAGTTCCGCCGTCAGCCGCTCGATCTTGGCGGCATCCCTATCGCAACCCTTTCGCCATACCTCATTTGCCGCCGTCAGCCGCGCGATCTCGGCGCGCTGTTGCTCGATGATCTCTTGCAGATGCCCAACGTAGTACCCAGAGATATCGGTCATGGCTTGGGCTCCAGGGCGCGGCGGATTTTGTCCCACCAGTCTGACTGCCGTGTAATCTCTGGATCGGCAAGGCTCTCTGAGAGAAGGGCGCGGAGCCATGCGCGGTCAGCCCGCAATCGCCGGACTTCGGCGATCAGCGCGCCGACGTTCTGCGGCGTGCATTCGATGATGCCGTCCTGGCGGTCGATCTCGGCAAGGATGTCGGTCATGGCTTGGGCTCCAGGGCGCGGCGGGAGATTGGAGCGGCCCCACAGGGTTGCACTGTGCTCACACGGGGTGGACCCCGCTCGTCCAATGGACGGGCCGCGTAACTGAAAAGATCACGGTCATGCCGCGCGCTCTTTCATCAATTGTTCGGCAGTCACGCCCACCATGTCGGCGAGATAGTCGAGGACTGCCGTTTTGCTTTTCTGGAATTCTTCCGCGCCCATGGCCTTATAGCTCTGGCTTTTGGCCTGATATATTGTCGTGACGCCGTCTTCCTCGCAGACGATCGCATAGCCATCGACCGGCACCCGCTTGGCACCAACAACCTTAGTGATGGTGCAAAAGCCGGTGCGGATCAGCGCGTATTTCCGCAAGTGATCCTCGGTCGGAAATGCGATATCCCACGGCTCGGGTAGTTGCATCCATGCTTCGTGCACCGCCGCCATGTATTGCCGATGGCTGGCGCCCGACCTCTCCTCCTCCACGATCATGCGATAGGCGTGGCCGCTGGTGAAGGTGCGCTCGGCCAGCCGCGAGAAGCGCCCGATGGGCTCCATAGCCTCGCCATTCCATGTGAAGTAGACGGGCGGTGGCGCGCTCATTGGATCGTATCTCCCGGCTGCGGCATTCTACGCAGGTATTCCAGGCTGATGGCGCATGCCAGCGCGCATTCGCGCTTGTTGCGCGGTTTGAATTTGCCCAATGGCGGCAGTTTGCTTTCGAGGACGATCTTGCCTCGAATGACACCCCAGACAAATTCGACAAAATGTTTGCTGATGCCGAATTCCTTGCAGATGTCCCTGATGTCGTCGCGCTTTTTCATGCTGCCTCCCGCAGGTATCGCTTGCGGAGCAAATCGACGGTGGCGTCCAGATCGATCAGAAACTGCTCAACCTCAAGGTCGAGTTTGGCGATGATCTTATCGTCGCGGTGAATGCGGAAGATGTGCATCTGCATTCCTTCCGGCAGGCGATTGTCGAAGGTGACCAGATCGCACCATTGCCGACCGGTGCAACTCATCTGAAAATGGCACTGGCTGGCATAGGCTGGATCGGTTTTACCGCCGAGCAGCACCTCGATCATGGTCGCAGTGTTAGGACACTTGATCTCGACCAACCCGTCATCGCCGACCAACCCGTCAGGCGAGCATCCGGCCATGGCGATGGTGGGATGCTGGATGAACCCCATCTCGGTAATTTCAGCGCCGGTGGCGAGCGCGTAGGCAAAACGTGCCGATGGCTCCATGTTGATGCCATACTGCATGGCGGCGGATTGGTAGGACGGCGCCGGCTGTCCAGTGAGCCGTTCGATCACCAGATCGGCCATGTAATTTTTGCGGCCTGACGTGAAGCCTCCAGAGCGGGTGGTGGCGATGATGTCATGCACCCTGCTGGCGGTGACTTTGCCGACACGGGCGGCGAGCCATTCCTCGGAGCCCTGGATCATCTGCCCCTCATCTTCACATTTAAACCGTTGTTCTGCAGGGCCGCTTGCAATCTCGTCAGCAGCACACGCGGGATTAGCGACCATGTTCCGCCGGTGTCGGGTGTGCATTCCACTATCTCGCTGGCGACCTCGAGCAACTCGTCGTAGTAGAGTTGCTCGACTTCTGTCTTGGTGACATCGCCCTGGATCACTGTGTAGCCTCCGGTGCGGTGTGGCGGCGGGCCTTGCGCTCGCGCCCCTGCACCTTGCGCAACTGTGCCTTGGCGAGATAGCCGCCGGCCACGCAGATGACGCAGGTCGGGCAGAACATGCGCGGGGCTACAAGCGGGTTGACCGACCGCTCCTCGAAATAGTGGTTGGGGAAACCCTTGCAGCGTTCACACTGGCTCATTGGGCGGCTCCACCTTCGGCAGTTTCTTGACGTGGGCCAATGCTACCGCATAGCGTTCCGGCGCAAGATCGGCGATCGTAGGGATCTTGGCGGCAAAATTGCAGAACCACTCGATGTCGCGCCCGCTGTCGGTGATGGCCTTGGTGAGCTCGGCTACCTGATCGTCGGATAGTCGCTCGGGCGCCTTGGGACCGTTGGCCTTGTGTGCCTTTTCTGCTCCGGTTGCATCGTCATCCTCATCGGCGGCGATGCCAATCAGAGCAGAGAGCGAATAGCGGCGCGCATAGGTTAGTGCGGAACCAATCTCTTGCGGTCGCCCAGACATCGGCAGCGGGTGCTCGCTGGCAATCCACTGACCGGACGTATGCAGCAGCCGCGTATGCAAGACACCGTCGCCAATGGTTTGAACGATGGCGAGGCCGTTAGCGGACAATGGCTTGCGCGCGGCATCGAAGATGGCGGCGAGGTCGGCATATTTTGATTTGAAATGCGGGTTAACCCGGTTCATGACGGCGTTTTCCATCATGCCTTGGGCTGCGGCCAAGGCGGCAGCCAACTCGGCAATTTGTTCGGATGTTTTCACTTGTCTTCCTCCGGTTCATCGAGCCGGGCCTTCCGGCGCGGGGGTTCACCAAAGCCGAACGGCCGGCCGAGCGCACCGCAGGGCACGCCGTTGTAAAACAGTTGCCCGCGGCGGAACGTGTAGTTGTTATTGAACCAAGCGCCGATGACCTCGAAGTTCACGCCCATGTTGCCATCGGTCGAGGTGATGATCCGCACATAGGGACCGCACTGCCATTCCCCGGTGGGTGTCCATCCGGGGGCGGGTTGCTGGGCTGCTGCTGGCGTGATTGCTGCGACGGCCAAGGCAGCGAGGATAAGGGTTCTCATAGCTCTAACTCCCGTTGATTGGCATCTTCCAGCGCCTCGGCGCGCTCAGTATCGAGCCGTTCAAGATCGGCGAGAGCTTCGGCCGGCGTGGGGCCGCAGCCGCAATGGTTCTCGTCGTCGCCGTCGTGCCATGCTTCCCAGCGGAAGCCGATCCCGAGGAAGGCTTGCCGCATGACGATGTCGCGCATTCTCATGGCTCCACTCCATCCGATGTCATCAGTTCCAACTCGGCGTCCTTGCGGGCGCTGTGCAGCAACTGCCGCAGATACAGGATGCGCTGATAGTCGCGCGGCATCCCCATGCCGTTGTCGGCGATGTAGAGTTGCAACTCGATCTGGCGGATGCGCTGGGCGTGCTCGGCGGGGGTCATGACTTGCTCCTGTTTCGATATCCCCTTATTCCACACCCTGTGGGCCTTCGTCAAGTGGGTAAACTCAGAATTCCGTTAAGTTCCG